AGAGCCTATCGACGGCGGTACGTTAGACGACTGGGGCTACGCTTTTAGGATGGTGCGCGGATCTACTGATCGCTTATCGTGTCACTCATCCGGCACCGCTATCGACCTAAACGCGACTAAGCATCCTCTCGGCAAGGTGGGCACGTTTCCCGCTGAAAAAGTACCTATGATCCGAGCACTAGCTAAAAAGTACGGCCTCAAGTGGGGCGGCGATTTTAAGAGCAGGCCCGATGATATGCACTTTGAGGTAGAGGTAAGTGCAACAAAAGCAAAAGAATTAATTACTAAGTTAGGATTACACAATGCCAAGTAGTGCTCAAGTAACAGTAAATACAACGGCTACCGTATTAGTAGCTGCAACCGCTTTTGACCAAACCGCTTATCTACATAACTTAGGTGGCGGCGCGGTTTATCTAGGTGCAGCTAACGTATCTGCCGCTAACGGCTACAAACTAGATAACGGCGATAAAATTACTATCGGTGTAGGAGATCATGAGGCCCTCTACGCTATCGCAGCTAACGGTACTCATACCGTAAGCGTTTTAACTCAAATTAACTAAGGGCATTACAGGAGATAACAATGAAAGAGCAACTAATCGCAGCGGCTAAATCATACGGTCGCGCTGCAATAGCAAGCGCGGCGGCCCTTTATATGTCTGGAATCTCAGATCCTAAAGTATTGGCTAATGCGTTTATCGCCGGGCTAATCGGGCCATTACTCAAAGCGCTCCAACCGTCCGAGGGTCAGTTTGGCGTTAGTAAGTAATGGAAAGAGCTCAGCTCCTAATTGGTATTACCTTGGGGGTAACTACTATTTTGGGGTTAGGGGCTGGGCTCATCCGCCATTTTGTTAAGTATTATCTAGCCGAATTAAAGCCGGACGGCAACGGCGGGCATAACCTAGCCGGGCGCGTTGAGCGTATTGAGAAGCGCGTAGACCGCATCTATGAGATATTGCTCGAGGATCGCTTAGCCAAGTAGCGACACGCCAAAAGGCTATACGCTTTGTATTCTGACATTTTGCCCTCATACTGATACTACAAACGCTGAGAGGGCTACTCGGTTAGTAGCTTGATCGGCCTTAACAAAGGGCTAAGTAATGAATAGTTTAGATATATTAATAGGTTTATTCGCTTGTTTTATGGGCTTTATGTTTATGGTGATCGGCTACTCGATAGGTCACCGACAAGGCCACGGCGAGGGTTTTATCCGGGGTCGTGCCATCGCTCAAGCTCTTAAAGATAAGGAGCTAATCTAATGAGTTTTCTAGATAACTACGAGGATGTAAATGCTCGCATCAAGCGCTTTAGAGCTGAGTTTCCATCCGGTCGATTAATTGCATCTATCGAGCACATCGACGTAATGGCCGGTACGGTGCTAGTAAAGGCCGAGGCTTACCGCGAGTACGAGGATCAGGTGCCAAGCGCCGTTGATTACGCTTTTGGTAACGTTTCAACCTATCCAAATAATCTCAAAAAATGGTTTATAGAGGACACGATTACAAGCGCTTACGGCAGGTGCATAGGCCTATTGACTCCAAGCCTCAATCATAAGGCGCGGCCTACTATGCAGGATATGGAAAAGGTAGAAAACCTACCCGCTGATCCTGATCCATGGAGCACTAAAGCCTCAATCGAGGACATGACGACTATGGCAAGTGCGGTGTTAGAGATCGGTAAAACCTTAGGCGGTGAGCAGGTAGCCGAGGCTCCTCGATGCCCTCATGGCACGATGATTTGGGCGACCGGTGAGGCGAAATCTACGGGTAAGCCGTGGGCCGCGTATAAGTGCACCGAGCGGGTACGAGCTAATCAATGTAACCCGGTATGGCACGTGCTCAACTCTCAAGGTAAATGGGTACCTCAGGTTTAGAGATGGGCGAGCTAACTTTTATTAAAGACGGACTCGCTACGACTATCCACGATAACGGCGATATGACCGTTGTAGCTGCCAAACAATGCGACGAGTGTTTTACGTGGCAGACAGAGCTAGGCGGCTTTAACGTACGCGATGTAAGCGGTGAGGTAGTCCTATGGTTATGCGCACAATGTCGCGCGTAGCTAAAGTAATACTCGATAGGTCGCAGGAGATTACCGCTCATCGAGTAGGGCTCGAGCGTACGATTTTACGTAATGCTGATCCAAGCGATGCGAGCAATTTTGGCCAAAAGTATAGTAATTGGCACGAGCTTGTATGGCAGGAGGCCGAGGGAGCAGGAGCAGAGATCGCCGTAGCTGCATATTTTGGCGATTTTGGCTTTAAGCCCGCCGTCGATAACGGCCACGATACGGCAGATGTAGGCGAAAATATCGAGGTTAAATGGACTAAACACGGTAACGGGCATTTAATCCTACAAAATAGAGGGCCGGGTAGGCCTAACGATGTAGCTATATTAGTTACAGGCTATAGCCCGGTGTATACCTTGCTTGGATGGATGCCGGTACATATGGCTAAGCAAGCTCGATACAAGCATCCTCATCAAAATAACTATTGGGTACCTCGATCGAGCTTATTCGAGATGCAATATCTAAAGAGGTCAAATTATGGCGACATATAAAACTAAGTGCCGCCTATGCGCTCGCATTACTGAGCATATTGAAAGAGTAGTAACCGATAACCTGCCACCGTACGTTAAAACGCTCCAATGCGTTAAATGCGGTGTTATGGGTGTAGTAATGATGGAGGATCTTAAAGATGACACTCAACGGAATAACTAAAAACGTTTACTCTGACGAGTGGTATACAAGTCAGGAAACAGTAGACATAGCTATAAAGCTGCTTGATCCCGAGCCTAACTCGCTTATATTGTGCCCGTTTGACTCCGCGCAAAGCCTCTTTGTGAAAACCTTAGAAGCTATGGAGCATACGGTCATATATGGAATTGATGACTTTATAGACGGTCAATTTAGGATAGCAGATTACATAATTACCAATCCGCCTTTTAGCATTAAAGATAAGGTAATTAAAAAGGTTTACGAGTACGGATTAAAAGCCGTATTAGTCTTACCTATAGATGCTTTAGGTGGAGTTAAACGCCATGAGCTTTACAAAGAGTACGGCTATCCAAGTGTGTACGTACCCTCAAGGCGTATCGCATATTACGACGAGTCCGGAGCTTTACGTAAGGGCTCGAGCTTTCACTCTGTAATTATGACCTTTAATCAGGGCGATACTGAGCTGATATGGGAGGGTAAAGATGCTTAAGGTATTAGATCTATTCTGCGGTGCCGGTGGGGCCTCGATGGGTTATCACCGAGCCGGCTTTGAGGTTACAGGGATGGATATTAAACACGGTAAGCGCTATCCATTTGAGTACATACGCCGCGATGTAATGACCCTGAGGCCTGAGGATTTAGAGGGTTTCGACCTCATACACGCCTCGCCGCCTTGCCAAACTTACTCGGTGACTAAACACTTACGCGTAGCTCAAGGTAAAACTACAAGTAAGCAAGATTTACTGGCTCAAGTGCGCTCGTTATTAGTAGTAACAGAGATACCGTATGTAATTGAAAACGTAAAAGGAGCCCCGCTCATTGATCCCGTGCAGTTATGCGGCTCAGCATTTGGCCTGAAAGTGCGCAGGCATAGACTCTTTGAGTCCTCAATGGAGTTACGCGGTACAGATTGTCACCATAAAGAGCAGGGTAAGCCTGTAGGTATTTATGGCTCGATGCGTGATGAGATCCCGGGCGGTGGACACACAGCTAAAACCATGGATGAGGCGCGCGAGGCGATGGGTATTGATTGGATGATATGGGGCGAATTAGTCGAGGCAATTCCACCGGCGTACACTCATTACATAGGGCAACAGATATTGAGTACTCAATGAGTTATCCACATAAGTTATCCACATATGTTAAAAACCTGTGGGACACGCTCAAGAGTAAGCGTAACTATTGTATGTATTTGACTTTATCGATACGCTCCATGCTAGCTAGCGAGCCGCTGAGGCGGATAGCTCGCGGGCTTAGCTTGGTGCTATTGGCCGCGCTATTTGTATTTGGCAACACAACAAATGCGATAGCGGTAAACACTACAAAAGATAAAGATAACTACAAGCTATACGCACATATGAAAGTAATAAGTGCTAAACAGTATCGATGCTTAGAGCTATTGTGGAATAACGAAAGTAAATGGGATCCAAGAGCTGCTAATCCTAAGAGCTCTGCATATGGGATACCTCAGATGCTTAGACTTAAAGTATTAGATCCTTACCGTCAAATAGATATGGGACTTAAATACATCGCACATAAACACCGCACTCCATGTAGGGCTTTAGCGTTTCATCAATCAAGGGGCTGGTATTAATGGTTAGAGGTAGACAAGATCCGAGAGTAAGTAGTAAGTACAAAAAAGCCCGGTTAGTCGCGCTCGCTCGAGATGGCTACACGTGCGTTTATTGTGGGCAAGATGCCACGACCGTAGACCACATAATTAGCATTAAAAGCGGTGGAGATCCTGTAAACCTTGAGAATATGGTGGCGTGTTGCAAGTCATGTAATTCATCAAAGGGATCACGCTCACAAGCCGTTTTTTTAGCACGCGTTTCTAC